TTGATCCGCAGCTCGTAGCGAACGCTGCTATCGAGCTGGGATTTCCTGGTGTCGGTCGCTACCCAACATTTACGCACGTCGACGTCCGCATAGGGCGCCGTGCTCGCTGGGGCAGCAATGCCCGCAAAGGAGGAAAGTAATGAATAGGTTGCACCTTGTTGTCCAGATCCAGGAGTTGGTCCTTGCCGGTAAGGAACCCGCCGAGGTCTACCAGGAGCTGCGGTCGCTGAAGAACCCGTCCATCGAGGATCTCGGCCTGAAGCGCACCGACGTCGAGAACATGGCCAAGAGCTCGAAGACCACGCTCGAGACCGCGCTGTTCCCCATCGAGAAGCGCAAGCTTGCCCTGGATGTTCAGGAAGGCCGCCTGCGAGCAGATATCCTCGATGCGGTCGCAGGCCTGGATGTTAGCGATGTCCTGGTTGCCCGCGAAGTGTGGGCTGTGCACCAGGAGCTGGGCAATAGTTCCGGTCCCGCGTCGCTGAGGTCTGCTCTCGACTGCCTCGAGGGCGCTAACGTGGACATCACCGAGCTGAAGCGCGCTTACGATGAGCTCTTCCCCGAGGCCGCCCCATGACCGTCCTAGCCCCGCTGATGCTCATGATCGTGTGCCTGCTGATCCTGCGGTCGTTTAACCCCCGATGAACCCGGTCTATACCATACTGCTGATCCTGCTCGCTGTGGGTCTCGTGTTCCTGGGTGCGGTCGGCGGCATGGTGCTCTACACCGGTCACTGCCCTGCGTGTGAAACCCTTTCCGAGGACGACTGAGCGCTCCTATCCGGCTGTCACACAGCGCAATCAGCTCGTTCTTACGCTGCCCGAGGTTGTGGTATCTCGACTATGTATGCGGAGTACGCCCTGTCGGTGACCGACCTCGTCCTTTGGATTTTGGGAACGCCTTCCACGCAGGTCTTGAAGCTTGGTGGACGACTGCAGGAACTGCTCGCGAACGCCTTGACGCCGCGAATGCCGCTTTCCTGGCGAACGCCGAGCACCTGTCTTTCGCGGATCGCGTCCTCGGACCGGAGCTACTTACTGGCTACGCTGTCACGTATGGTGACGACGAGCTCCGGTCACAGAGCATTCCGCTTGGTGAGTGCAAGCTAGAGGTTCCGGTACTGAACCCCGAGGGGCAGCCGGAACCAGGTATGGTGCTCGTTGCGAAGCTTGATGAGATTGGTTTTACCTTGGATGGCCAGACTGTACTCGTGGAGCACAAGACGACCACCAGTGATCTATACAGCGCATCTTTCTGGGGTCGGTTTGACCACAGCCTTCAAGTTCCTATCTATTTCCTGGCCGCTCTCGACAGCGGTCGAGCGATTGATCGCGCGATTGTGGACGTGGTGCGGGCTCCCAAGCTTTCGCGGCTAACTGCTACCCCCATCGAGAAGCGCGAGTTCTACAAGCGCGCCACCGAGGGTCATGCCGTAGGTGATCCCCGACCGGGAACCCGCCTGCGTGACGAGTCGCAGGAGGAGTTCGCCTACCGCGTACGGGAGATGCTCCTGAACAACCCCGGGGCGTACTACGCGCGCAAGGACTACGTCATGACCGAAGCACAGCTCGCCGAGGCCAGGATCGACGTCTGGTCTACAGGTAAAGCTATGCAAGCCATGGTGGCCGCCGGTATCGCACCGCGCAATAGCGACGGTTGCGAACGTTTCAACTCGCTGTGTGGGTTTCACGGTCACTGCTTCGGCACCGAGGATCTGCACGACGAGTCGCTGTACACGCTACGGAGGAAGTCTTGATGTACCTAGGTATCGTTTACACCGCGTTCACGCTGTTCCTGGTGACCGCGATCTACCTCGACTGGAAGCAGCACTAGGTGTCGCTTCTTGACAAGATCAAACGCGGTCGCATAACCGGCCCGGTCAAGCTGTTGGTGTATGGGGCAGCAGGCGTTGGCAAGAGCTCGTTCGCTGCCGGTGCACCCAACCCCATCTTCATCGACTGCGAGAAGCGCACGGATCACCTGGACGTTGCGCGCGTCCAGCCTGATACCTGGGACGAGGTGCTGCTCGCCATCAAGGAGCTGATCACCAACCCGGGCGAGTTCAAGACGGTAGTGATCGATACGCTGGATCACATGGAGCTGCTCATGCACCGCGCCGTGTGTGAACGCAATGGCTGGCCCAACATCGAGGAACCCGGCTACGGCAAGGGCTACGCGGTTGCGCTCCTGGAGTGGCAGAACTTCCTGACGGGCTGCGACAGGCTGCGGGCTAAGGGCCTGACGGTTGTGCTGCTCGCCCACAGCGCGTACCGCACCGTGAAGAACCCTTCCGGCGACGACTACGACACGATTGCGCTCAAGCTCAAGGGCGGCCCGAAGACGAACTCGGGAGATCTCGTGCGGGAACGCATGGACCTCGTGGGGTACGCGCACTTCGAGGATCTCACCAAGGCCAAGGTTAACAAGGCCGACCCTAAGACCAAGGCCATCACCACCGGGGAGCGGTTGCTTACCTTTAAGCACCATCCCGCGTTCGAAACCAAGAATGGTATCGGCGCCAAGGACGAGATCAAACTCTCCTGGGCTGCCTTTGAAGCAATGTTCAACAACGGAGGAAAGTAACTATGTCCAAGATCATCGACACCAACACCTATACCTGCCAGGCTGTCAGCGGCGAGCTCATCGAGAAGGAGGGCAAGGAGCCGTCCGTGGGCGTCAAGCTGCGCGTCATTGAAGGCCCGCACACCGGTAAGGACATCTACTGGTACGGCAGCCTGTCTGGCGCCGCCGCGCAGTACACCCTCCAGGGCCTGCGCACCATGGGCTGGTCCTGCAACGACGTCACCGAGCTCGAGGGACTTGGTAGCACCAAGTTCATCCTGATCGGTAAGGCCGGTAGCTCCAAGGACGGCACCAAGCAGTTCCAGAACTGGATGGTGTTCCCCGTGCGCACCACGCGGCCCGCGCTCGAGGCTGACAAGAAGGCCTCCTTCGCCGAGCGCTTCAAGGCGCTGGCCGTCGAGACCGCCAAGGTCACCATCGCCGACGAGAACAAGGCCGGCCCGCTGCCTGAGGCGGCCACTCCCGCGAACGGTAAGCCCGTCGATGGTCCCGCGACCACCGGCGTGCAGTTCTAGCCTGTGGCAACCAAGCCCAAGAAGAAGCGCAAGCTCGACTGCCTACTGAACGTTGGTGGCGAGCGGCCCAAAACTGTCGAGGCGCTTAATAAGGCGCTGATGGCTGTGCTGGGCTCGTCGGCTGGCGATGACGTGAAGATTGCGGCAGTTGGTGCACTTGGCACGGCTGCTCAGAACAACTTCAGCATTACCGGCTGCCACTTCCAGAGCGGCTAACCCATGACTGCGCGGGCAAAACGTATCCGCGCTGCAGCTGAGGGCTCGTGGACGCCACCGCAGGATGCTCTGCTGAACGCGGTGGCGTGCATGCTCGACGTAGCAACGGCCAAGGGTAAGGCCGTCAAAGTCGAGCCGAAGCTGCTGGTCGGCGTAGGCGCAGTGTTCGATGCCATCAAGGGCACGGGCAAGGTGCTATGCGAGCCCATCGATAACCGGTGGTTTGGTCGTCTCGGTAAGCTGCTCACGCAGGTATCCGTATCGGAGAGCAACCTCGCTGTCCTATGTGACTGGCTCGTATGCGGCGGCGTCGACTGGTGGACTAACCCTCCCTCGTTCGATCACGTGTTTAACAACCTGGCCAAGTGGATCGGCCAGGCGGTTAAGTGGGACGCCGAGGGTAGGGAACCTATCCGCGGTGCCAAGGCCGAGAGCGCGCAGCAGTCCCGCCCCCTCAACTGGGTGGATTGAGCAAGCTCTACACACTGCACGAGCTGGCGGCTGGGGAGCAAATGCGCATCCGGGAAGGCCGACCGCTCGACACAGGACTACCTTCAGGGATCGGGCTTGAACGCCTGGTCCCTGGGGGCGTCCCTCGCGACAAGCTCACTGCAGTGTTCTCCGATGAGGGCACGTTCAAGACGACACTGATTACCCAGATGCAGTACTCGATGGCTGAGATCGGACCGGTTGTGAACATCTCGCTTGAGGACTCTAGCCAGCTGTGTGCGCACAGGATGCTAGGCCGTGCCTCGGGCGTTAACTTCGGTCGCATCCATGGGGGCGTCATCAATGACACCGAGAAGGAAGCTGTTGCTGCTGCTGAACTTAGCGTTGCTATGCGGAACATGTACATCGTTGATGATCTGGAGCCCACCATCGAGCGTTGCTTTGATGCTGCTCTTGCTGTGCCTGGCTGCCGCGCACTATTCGTCGACTACATCCAGCTCCTAGAGGGGCCGGGTGACCAGAAGGCAGTGCTCGAGAATGCCTCCAAGGCTGCACAGCGCTTTGCTGTCCAGCACAAGATCGCAGTGGTGTTCGTATCTCAGAGGAAAACCATCGATCTCGAAGGCCCTCGCAAGAGCGATCCGCGACCTGTCACGAGTGACATGTTCGGATCGTCGGCTATGCGTATGTGTGTGAAGCTGGCTGTAGGACTGTTCCGTCCTAGCGCCTGGTGCCCGTCGCCTGCGTCTAACAAGGGCGCGTATGCACCGTACACGCGATGGCTGAGCGCTAACCCTGCTCATGTCGCGTTGTACCCGAACCTCCTCGAGGTTCATGTAACTAAGCAAGTGTGCGGTCCGCCTGGGAGCTTTCATGTCCTGGTCGAACCGAGTACGGGAATCATTAGCCCGTACAGCTTGAATGGGTATCTGTGATCAAGGTAAGCATCTGCCGCGAGTGCGCGCGGCAGACCAACATGCGAAGCTACTACCGCACGAAAGACCTATAGATGAATCAGCTCTTTATTGCGAGCCACGGTCGGGTGAACGTTCCCGGTTCTGGAACACTGCACGACACGCTGCCGGGTGGGCGCTACAGCGTTGAGTTCACCATGGAGGGGCCGCGCATTACCTTCGTGGCCGAGAACCCGGCTAATGCCGAGCGGCTCGAGTACCTGCCCGGGAGCCCGGCTGCTACGGTCGTCGACGACATCCGGCAGTTCATCGGCGCCAAGTCCAAGTTCGCCAACCTCGGCCTGGGTTACAAGCGCGGCTACCTGATGTACGGACCTCCAGGTACCGGCAAGAGCGCTACCCTCCAGATGATCCTCGACGAGGTCATCCGTGAGCACCAGGCCGTTGTCATCAACGGTAACGAGTGCTCGATGTCCCAGATCCAGGTGCTGCGGCAGCTGGCGGGCCCCGACCGGCTGATCGTTGGCCTGATCGAGGAGGTCGATGAGTTCGTGCGTAACCAAGGTTCGCGGGCGCTGAGTATGCTCGACGGCACGCAGTGTACTAACGTCGTGTTCCTGGCGACGACCAACTACCTCGAGGATCTTGCGCCGCGTATTCGGAAGCGGCCGGGTAGGTTCGACCGCGTGGTGGACGTCTCGGAGTATCCGGATGAGAGCCGGGCTGCGTACTTCAAGTCGCGGGTTAAGCCTGCTGAGTTGCCTGTGTACGTCAAGGCTGCCAAGGGCCTGCCGATCGCCGCGTGGCGTGAGGTGCTCCTGCGCGTCACCCTGGGTGGCGTTACCCCGGCTGCGGCCGGTAAGGAACTCCGCGCCTGGCTCAAGGAGTGCGCCGACGACGATTCGGAGGATGAGTGAAGACGTCGACACTGGCGGTGGCCGACCGACTTCGAGCCTACCTCGCGAGCGGCCTACGGGACTATTCAGCTTTCCTCCGAGAATATTGTGGCGAGTACGAGCGCGTGGAATGAGCTCCTGAAGAAGATGTACCCCATCCGCTAGTGCCGCCCTGTCCGATGTGCCGGTTCGATCCGGCAGCGGTAGTGACCGAGTCATGGACGCTACGGATCGCGTCCTACGCCCCCACGCAGAACTCTCTAGGAGGCAACACCAAGGACGGCCGCAAGTACCGCGGCTGGCGGAAGCGCTGGGAGACCGAGTTTGGTACCTGGTTAGCAACACTCCCACCCGCTAAGCGCCGACGGCGGGTGACCATTACCCGCGAGTTCGGCAAGGGCAAACGAGCGTTCGACAGGGTGAACTTCATGGGTGGCTGTAAGCCCTTGCTGGATACCCTGACCAACTTCGGTGCCCTATACGACGACAGTGAGTTGTGGTGCGAAGACCACTACGCTCAGCGCAAGTCCGAGGACGGAATCGACTATGTCACCGTTCTCGTAGAGGAGCTCTCTTGAGTAACTTTGCCACCATCGCTCACAAGGCGATGATCCCATCCGGAGCTTACCGCCAGGCCGATCCTGGACCCGAAGCGAGCTACAACACGTACCGCTTCGTTGGTCGTATTGCTGTCGATCCGAACGCGCCGTTGCGCTCAGCGCGTGACGTGCAGGCTGAAGCTGCAGCGAAGTACAACAACCCGCATGTTCGGGTGTTCTTCACCACGCGGTGGTGGGTGGTGTACCTCCCATGACGCAGCTGGAGCTCCCTCTCGCCGGCGTGCTCGAGATCGAGGAGATCTACGAAGCCCTCGAGCCTGAGGCCCGTAAGGTGCTGCTGAAGATCGCCCGCCGGCTGCAGGCTGGCCAGGCCGAGTACGGCAGGATGCAGGTCGCCACCGACCCCCGGGACTTCATGGACGAGGTCCAGGAGGAGTGCCTCGATACCGTGATGTACATCGAGATGGACCGCCTGCGGAGGTACGGGTGAGTTTCGTCGAGGAAGACCTCTGGATGGAGGTCTTCAAGATCCTGGCTGCAAGCCCGAGCACGACCAGCGAGCTGTGCGCTCAGTGGGCAACCGAGGCCGTGCGCAACCTGCGCGAAGCTCACATCGAGCTCGCTGCGGAAGCCCCGTGAAGAAGGCGGAACGCGAGCGCTTGGGCGGTTACCTCCACAACGCCCAGGAAGCACTCACCGAAGCGCGCGAGTACTTCTCCAAGGAATGGATGGGCCACGGTCACGAAGCGCTGCGCGAGCTCGACGAGCACCTTCAAGGTGCAGTCGTAGCCCTGGCGGCGTGCAAGTGAAGATCATCGTCATCCCCGATACGCAGGTTAAGCCCGGCGTGAAGACCGACCACCTGGAGTGGGCGGGTAAGTACATCGCCGAAAAGGAGCCCGATGTCGTCATCCACCTCGGAGACCACTGGGACATGCCCTCCCTTAGCAGTTATGACAAGGGAACAGGCTCAGCAGAAGGTCGCCGAGTTGCGCGCGACATTGCAGCAGGTAACGACGCGCTTGAGCTCCTTACCGACTCTGGAGCGGGGGCAAGCGGAGCTCGTCTTGTTATCCTGCGTGGTAACCATGAACAGCGCATTGAGCGATACGTTAACTCTAATGCAGAGCTAGAGGGGAGCATCGGTTATCACCAGTTCAACGATGTGTCCCTTGGGTGGGAACCGGTTCCATTCCTGCAGCCGATCGAGCTCGGGGGCGTAGCGTTTGCGCATTACTTCCCCCGCGGGTCTGACGGCAACGTTGGTCAAACCAAGCGGGGTGCTCCTTCCGCACGTGCTCAGCTCCTACGCGAGATGCAATCGTGTGTGGCGGGTCATCGGCAAGGGCTGGACCTTGCTGTACATACCAACGGCAAGCGGACACTTCGAAGCATCATCGCGGGTAGCTTTTATCAGCATAGCGAGGGCTACCTTTCGCCGCAGGGCAACCACCACTGGCGGGGAATCCTGATGCTCTGCGACGTCAAGCAGGGCAACTTCAACCTTGTGGAGGTGTCCCTCGATTTCCTCCGCAGAAAGTATTCGTGAAAGATCTCGATAACGGCGAGTACCTGTTCGCCGAGCACACCATGGGCGACGTGGCCCTGAAGGTTTCCGTTACCGCATGCATCAACGGCGAGTGCGTGCTCCGCGTAGGGCACGAGGACATCGAGGAGTACGAGACTATCTGTACCCCCGAGGAAATCGCCGAGCTGGCGCACACGCTGGCTTTGGTGGCTGCAATGGCCGCCCGTATTCCGCTTGAGAGCATTACCGCTGAGGACACAGATGACGACGACTCCCGAAACTGAGCTTGCTGACCGCGTGATGGATGTCGCCGAACGACCGGAAACTAGCCTTGCCGACCGCGATGTGCTGTACGCGGCGGCCGAGGGCTACGACGAGCTGCGCGCTAGGCTGGCCAACAGCGCGGCCCTTATCGGCGAGCTCAAGGCTGCTGCGGATGTCCGCTACGAGCAGCAGAGCGAGACTGAGGCGCGCTGCTTCAACCAGCTCCAGGAGCAGGAGAAGCAGTTGCAGCATCTCCAGAATGTTATCGCCGACCTCAACGCGCGACTCTACGGCATCGCGCTGCTGTTGAAGCACTGAATGACGACGTCTACGTAGTCGACTCGCACGAGAAGGCAGGAGAGTTACTCGCTAAGTTGCGGGGGCTCTCTTGCCTTTTCGGCATCGATTGCGAAACGATCCAGATCGACCCCCGTAAGCAGTCGCCGGTCGGGAACGGGCGCATCGTGTGTTGGTCGGTGGCGTGGTTCGAGCCCGATGCGCCGGACCATCCCGTAGCTGCGAACACGAAGGTTGCGTCGGCCGCGTTCATCTGGGCTGAGTACCTGGAGCATTTCCGCCCCTGGCTCGAGGACGCGTCCGTGCCCAAGGTGGGGGCTAACTTCACCACCTTCGATATGCACATCTTCGAGAACCACGGCATCCGCATCGGTGGCTTCGTCCACGATAACAAGCACACGTCGCGGTTCTGGTACTCCAGCAAGGACGTCAAGCATGATCTTAAATCCCAAGCGTCGGGGATCCTTGGAGCGAGCACTAGTGGATATGCTGAGCTTTTCAGCCGCCCGGCGACGCTTAAAGGGAAGTCCTACAAGAAGACCACGCTCAATTCCAAGGGGCCTCGCAAAGGCCCGCTGGCTGGCGTACCTACCCTCACCTGCGAAGGAAATGTATCGACGTTTTCGTCCAGGAAGCGGGTCCTCATACCGCTTGACCAAGTCGCAGTGGGAGGTCTTTACGAACCGCTACTACCCACGCTATACGCCTACGCTGCTGCCGACGCGAAATACTCCCTAGAGCTCGCGCCCTACAGGGAAGCCCAGCTAGCAGCTCGACCGGCTAAAGGGCGCACAACCCTCGAGCTGTACAAAGCCGTGTGGAATCCCGCGTTGCTCATGCTGAACCGCATGGAGCACCAGGGCATCACCGTCGACCGCGCCACCTGCGACGGCATCCGCGACAGCGCCCAGGAGGACATGGATGATCTTCTCCCGCAGATCCGACAATTCGCTGGCAGCTCTGAGTTTAATCCTGGTAGCGCTGATCAGCTACGGACTCTTGTCTATGACACGCTCGGTCTCCCCCGGTCTCCTATTAAGGGCACGATGTTTGCCATCGGCCGAGCTAAGCCCGACGAGTACAGCACCAGCGAGGTAAGCCTTCACTGGCTACAGCTGCACTGCCCGGAGCACAACGCTGGGCTAGACCTTATCCGTCGGTGGAGGAAAATCCGCCGCAACATGCAGTTCGGGCGTGACCTGCCCAAGTACATCGGACATGACGGGCGCGTTCACACCATCATGTCCCCCGAAGCGGATACCGGTCGCCTTAGCTGCAAGATGCCCGCGCTGCAGCAGATCCCGAGCAAGAATGACACTTACGGATTGCGTGGTGCTTTCATCTCTCGTCCTGGCTACCGTTTGGTCGTGGCTGATTTCAGCCAACTTGAAGTCTACGTTCTTGCCCACATCCTCATCCGACTCTTCGGCGACACCTCGGTCTACGATGCCCTCCGCTCGGGTGACGTCTATACGTGGATCGCGCGTGAGTGTTGGCCTGAGAAGGTGGTTGGGTACACCAACGCTGACTTCAAGACCAAGGGTCACCCCGCGAACAAGCTCCGAGACCTTGCCAAGATCCTTGTCCTCGCTACCAACTACGGCAAAACAGCTGCAGGGCTTGCACTTTCCCTCCTCGACGAATTTGGGGAGCCTGCCACGGAGCTTTTTTGCAACGAACTCCTTGCTACCTATATGTCAACGCTGCCTGGACTCGCTCGTTGGCAGGAGTGGACCGCTAGATTTGCTCGGGACAACGGGGGCGTTTACACCATGCTTGGTCGCTGGAGGCCGCTGCCCCTGGCTCGATCAGGCTATCGGGGCGAGGCGTCGCGAGGAGCTCGCCAAGCTTTGAACAGCCCCATCCAGGGCAGCGCCATGGACATCGCGGTCCTGGTGATGCTGCAGCTCAACGGCTACGAAGACATCCACGGCTGGTTCCACCGCGAGATGCACGAGCTCGGTGCGCTGTGCCTGCTACAGGTCCACGACGAGCTCATCTTCGAGGTACCCGAAGCCAACGCCGACGTCGCGCTGCAGCTCATCGAGCACGGCATGACCAACCCCCCGATACTTGACCTCGCTGTTAAGCTGCGCGTAGAGGCGAAGGCAGCGCGGTCGTGGAAGGATGCTAAATGAGATATCAAACCCGCGACTACTACTGCGGTCCGGCAGCGGTGCAGAATGCGCTCTTCGCCTTAGGCATCAAGACCTCCCAGGAGCAGCTCGCTACCCTGGGCGGCACCTCCGAGGCCGACGGCACCGACGAGGACGGCATCAAGCGCATTATCCTAGGCATCGGCCGCGAGCTCGACGAGTTCGCAACCGACACCGACCTCGCTGCGTTCGGCTGGGTCTGGAACAACGCCGTGCTTGGTCGGCCGACCGTGCTGTGCATGGACCAGTGGGGCCACTGGGTTACCGTCATCGGTACCCTAGGTAAGCGCGTCATCATGTTCGACCCGGCGCGGTATCGTCATAACACCGACCGCCTGGGTACGTACAACCTACCCAAAGATCGTTTCCTGCGCCGCTGGAAAGCTGCACACCGCACCGCGGCTGGTAACCCCGCGTACTATGGCATCTCTATCGGCGACAAACTGGAGGCACCATGAGCGCAATCCTGGCCATCACCGGCCTACCCGGGGCAGGGAAGACTACCCTGGCCAAGCGTCTGTCTCGCGTCCTAGGCATCTGCCTATACGAGACCGACAGCCTTAGGCACCTGCCCTGGGCAGAGCAAGCCTCAGCCTGCGCCGAGGAGCTGGCTGCACTCCCCGGGGACTTCGTGGTCGAGGGTCTAACCGTGGCGCGCATGTTTCGCTACGGATTCAAACCGGATGCCCTCATCCATGTCTGCGGTGCCCGGGAGCCTGTCAAGCCAAGCTTGCCATCGCTGGTCACTAACGGCATCATGTGCTTCGAAGCTACAGGCGGTCGGATTATCCGCTTACCGCAACATCCCAGCGTCGAGCTCGCCCTTCGCGTGCTGGGCACCCCTACCAAGGATTGGTATGACCCAGATCGAGTTCAACAAGGCCGCCAAGGACATCCTCGAGGCGTTCAAGCGAACCGCTGACGAAGCCGCGGTACGGCTACAGTACCGTGAGCAGTACGGCGTCATCTTCAACAAGGGCTACACCGTGGCGCCCTTCGTGTACCGGCGGAAGCTGAAGCGCTCTAAGCGCATCCGCCACCTCAAAACTGCTTGACGCAATTCGGGCCTGAGGAGGCTTGGTCCCACATGACCTCCTCAGGCCCGGTTTGTGCGTGCTACTGCTGCTTCGACAGTTTCATGTACAGCTCGCGGGCCTTGATAGCGCGGTCCGCTGCAGCTTGCTCGTCCTTCATGCGGGCCATCTGCGTCGGGATGTCCTGCAGCAGCTTCTGGTCTTTCCACTGGCTAGACCGCAGTCCCTGGGTGAGTGCGCTGCTGACATTGCTGGCGGCTCTGCCAGTGTTAACTGACGCACCCCCAGCCGCTTGCTCGCGCATAGCACCCGCTTCCGATGCGAGCTGCTCCTGAGCTTTGGCTCTAGCCTGCTCCTCATAGCGAGCCCTGGCTTCCAGCGCCGCCACCTTGGCGTCAGCATCGGCGTTATCACGGTCGCGCTGCGCAACTCGCGCCTTGTGTTCCGGGCTCGCGTATTGCCGGGCGATGTCCGCTTCCTCGCGCTGTAGCTGAGCGTAGTACTGCTCCTCGCGCGACGGCTGTGGTGCGCTATGTCCCCGACCACCCCCGACCTCGTCGGCATACGGCATGGGTGCACCTAGCCGCTGTGCGCTACCGCTGCGCTCTCGGCGTTCGATCTCGTCGCGCTGCTCGTAGGTGAACCCCGACAGCCTGGCGCTGCCTACACCCATCGGTGCTGGAACAGTCCGGCTAGGGTCGACGCTCTCGGCCCGTCGTGCGGCCTCGATACCCGCAGGATCGCCCTGGCTGGGCTGGAACTCGTGGTTGCCTAGCAGCCCAACCTCGGGGGGTGGCCGCTGCCCGTGCTTGTCGTAGTACTCATTGCGCGCTAGGTTGAGCCGGTACATGTGCAGCTCGGCTGGCGTCTGCGGCAGGCCGCGCAGTAGCGCCGTGTCCTGACCTTCGCCAGGATCGATAGGCCGCGCGAACCGCTGGTCATGCCGCCGGTCCTCGATGTTCGTGTACGGCGGCGGCCACGGCAGCTTGTCCCGGTTCACAGTGCTCCCCGGATAAGCCGCGTCGGCACCATGTAGCTGTGTGCAGGCATGGGAACAACCCCGTACTGCCCAACGCCAACCGGGCGGATCTCGACAAGGATACCCACCAGCTCGCCAGCTTCGTTCCAAGCACCGCCACCAGAGTTGCCGTAGTAGGCATACGCAGTTACCCGCTGCATACCTTCGTACTCAACGCCGGTGAAGATTCCGTCCGTAACCGTGGCGTGCTGCTCGCTGTCGTCGATGCTCTGTGGGTAGCCCACGATGTACACGCGCTCACCGATGAGCGCATTAGGCAGCCGGATACGGTCTAGAGGCCGGTCACCCACCATCACGATGAAGTCGTGGTCGTGGTCGATGTAGCTCACGGTATACCCGCTGTAGTCGTCACCCACCTTGAGCGAGCTGTCCTCGCCCGCGATGCAGTGCTTAGCCGTGAGTACCTGCCCGCCGCCGATGCGCACGCCAGTGCAGCCGGGGTCGTTCAGCAGGACCGTCCGGCTCAGCATCACTTCCACCGGCCGCACCGTAGCCTGCGTCTCCACAGTGACCGTCCCCGCGCAAGCACTAAGCAGCAGCGCCAGCAGCAGGCCACGCACTTACTTCTGCACCTGGGCGCCAACCAGGCGGCCGACCGCGTTCATGACCTTCTGCAGGAACGCGAGCGCATCGTCGTCGCGCTGGGACTGCGTGAGCGGAGCAACAACCGCGAGAACGCCGATCACAGCGCCAAGCAGCGCGAGAACGGTAGGAGCGTAACCAACAAGAGTTTCGAACATTTAAGAATCCTTCTGTGTGCAGAGTGCGTCGTAGTCAGCGTGCCAACGTGCATCAGCTTCGAGGTACACAAGCAGTGCCGCAGCGTGGTTTACAGCTATACAAAGCATATCAGGACCGCATTCAGTCCAATGAATCTCCAGCTTTACCGGCGGGGCGTACGGCATCCGGCACGGCACCGGGTGCTCCACTGGCACGCTTTTGGAACATGCGGTTAAGCCGGTCAGCAAGCTTGCCAGCAGGCAGGCTGCCAAAGACAGTCTTCTCGAGTTCACGGGTGTACTCCTCGTTATGCGCCAGGAGGTCACCCAGCTTGGTTGCGTGATTGACTGCGTAGTCCGCAGCGCGCTTGTAGGTCTCGGTTGCGGCAGCGCCTTTAGCGGCCTTGGCATAGAAGAACGCCAGTACGACCACCCCCAACGTGCTCGCGACAGCGACCAGCAATTCATAGTTCACATGCACCCCGCGAGCTTGGTAACTAGCAGGGCCATACCCCCACCAACCGCACCCCAGAACGATGCCTTGCTCTCGACCTTGGCTACCCGCGCTACGAGCAGGTCAACCTTTCGCTCGATGCGGTCGAGCTGGTTTGCATCGGGGGTGTAGCCCTCAGGCAGTTCGGGGTTCATGCGTTCCCTGCCACGACTGCGGCAACCACGTCCGCTTCGACGTAACCTGTACCGCTCAGCGGACTACCATAGGATCCGTTGACCACCGACACGTAGCCGATCTTCGAGGTCCGCATGAGCGCGACCATCGTGGCCATCTTCTGTGCGGTATCGACGCCGTTTACCGCGCCCCAGAACTTCGAGCTCGGTACCGTACCGTTGCTGATGTACGCCGGACAGCGGACCGATCCCGTCAACCATGAGCCGACCCAGTTGGCGTAGCTGTTTTCTTCCATCATGAAGTCGTACATGCCAGCTCGTGTTGCATCGTCAGGGATGCCGTTGACACAGATCACCAGCCCGGGGTGGTTTGCATCCCGGTACGCGATGATCTCGTCCCACCAGGTATCCCAGGCGTTGTCATCTACGTGGCTCGACTCGTCGAAGAACCAGCCGCTGATCAGCGTGCCGTAGCGCTCCACGTAGGCCGTCATCTCGTAGCAAACGCCTGCTGCGAACGCTGAGCCTCGTCGGAAGCCCATGAACAGCGGGCCGGAACCGGTACCCGTGAGGTTGACCTTGCCGGTATTAGCCTCGGCATGCGCCTGGCTGGTGTGCAGCGTGTACGTCGCACAGGGCAGGGCACCTGTTGGCCGCAGGAAGTAGCTGGTGCTTTCCGCCAGCCCAGTACCGGTGAGGTTACCCGACAGCGTCGCGTCCCAGGGCTTGACGCCCATGGCCGCGGTACCAGTCGGCAGAATCATCGGCATATCTGCACCCGGCGCGCCGCCGGTGGTGGACGTCGTACCGTCGAACTTGAAGGTAATGATGTCGTTCGTGGTATCGGAGACCACGAACCGCCACATGCCTCCGACGGTGCCCTTGGTGCTCGACGAGCTGTGTGGGCTCTCGGAGTCGCTGTAGTTGACGCTCACGTAGCCCAACCTGTGCGCTCCCGAGCCCACCTGTGACAACCGGCTCGTCCACGCAGCGATCGTCGACCCGGTGGTGTGGGTCGACCGCCAACCCGGACCGTTCTCGGGGTTCGCGATCATGTGCCCCAGGCGCTGTGCTCCAGCGAAGCTCGCCAGGTTGGCCCAGTAGCTGTTGTTCGAAGTCGACGTCGGGCTGAGGTAGCTGATCGCCGAGAACTTCTGCTGCATCACGCCAGGTGTAGGCGTCGGGATCGGGCCACCCTCAAGCGTTGCCACACGCCCAGCCAGGGACGTATGCTCAGTACTAAGCGCGTTGACATACGACAGCGCACTGAAAGCTGTAGTGCCGTCGCCGACTTTGTACTTACCGTCGGTGAGGTTGAAACCGATTTCGCCGCTCTTGAGCACCCGACTCGCCTCGGAAGTCCAGTCCGCGGTGAGACCACCGCGCCATCTGATTCGTCTAGTTGCCATTACACTGCCACCCAGCCGGTGTTACCGGTCCCTGATTCCTTGATGTACCAGCTCGTGCCAGCACCACCGTCGATGCGCTGGAACGTGCTACCGATAGCCGCGGTAACCACTCCTTCCGGGTCGCCGTTGCCCACATAGGCAGCCACGTGGCTGCTGTTACCAGCAATCAAGATCGCCTTGATGTCCCCGGTCGTGAACGTCGTGCTTTCGAACGGATTACCCGTCGGGCCGTCGTTGCCGATGACGATGGGGTGACCGGTAATGGTTCCCCCACCCGGCGACACGCTGATCTTGATCCACATCCAGTTCGTGCAGCCCACGAACTCGTTGTGGTTCATGCGCAGCCGGCTGAGTGCACCGCCGTCGGCCACCGCGAGCACGCCGTAGGTCAGCGTTCCACCACCGCTACTGCCGATGATGGTGTTCTCGCTGAACTCGATGCGGTTAGCCGCACTTCCCGAGCTGGCCGCGATCTTGACCGCCTGGGTGATGTTGCCACCGCCAAGCAGCGTGCCGGAGGAGAACAGCAAGTTTGCCGCGAGCGGGTCTGGGGAAATAACGCTGTCGACAGTTATGATGTTGTTACCAGAGGTACCCGACACCAGCGCGGTAATCGTCACCGTGTCGGAGCGGCCCACCCGGGCAGTAACCGTGGTGTGGGCGGTAGTGCCGGTGCCGTACTTGGTCCCCGCCCCAGCCCCAGCTGTTATCGCAGCAACGATGTTGTCGCAGGTATCGCTGTTGGTCGCCCCCAGCTTTACCTCGTTAGCAGCGCCGGTGAGGGTGGTCTTAAACGTGTAGGTTTTAGCTGGGCCGCCAGAATCGATGGTGAAGGTGGCATTGTTGGCGGGGCCGACGGAGGCGAGGGCCATGGTGTTAAGCGCGAACGTCGGTGCATGGTAGTTCTCGATCGTGTTGCCGAAGAACCGGATGTCGGTGCCGTTGAGCAGCGCGATACAGTTGTCGCCACCAGCGCCACCGCGCATCACGAAGACGTTGTTGACGAAGCTAACCCCCGTCGCGAAGCCACCACCTGAGGTCGACATGTGCAAGATGTCCGCGCACGTAGCCCCGATCGGCCGCTCAAAGTGGTTGCCGTACACGCGCACGTTCTTCGCGGTGCCGAGCAGATTCAGCAGCGGGCTCGCGTCGTCGAGGCCCCCGATGATGACGTTGCCCTGAAGGAGCATGTCCTGCGCGTCGTTGGCACCGATGACACCGCCGATAAGCTGGTTGTACGCAAAGATATTCTGCAGCGACGGGTCGGTGGCGCTGATGCCGCTAAGCGATACCGCGTTTGCAACCGTGTTGTGCACGATGACGTTGTGCATGATGATGTAACGTCGGGTCGCCCGAGCAGTACCCACGCCGCTCGTGGGTTCGAAATCGATCGACTGGTCCCGAATGCCCTTGAAGTAGCAGTGACCAATCGTGACCAGTTCCGCGTTGCGCTGGTTGCTGATGCCCGAGCGGTCGCAGTCCAGGAACCTGCACGCCAGGACGTCAACCCCCGATGCGGTCTCACCCGCGCCGTAGTCGCCAGTCAGCGGCAGGATCGCAATGCCGTCGCCGTCAGCGTTCTTGAATGTCACGTTATCAAACGTGATCCGGTCCGCAGAACCACCAGCGATGGTTCCCGCGACGATAACCAGGTGCGTCTGCTCGCTGGGGTCGAGGTTGGTGAGGTTGTCTTTGTTGCCGTCCAGGGTGAGGTTACTGACCCGAACGTTCGCGCTGGTGCCGCCGATGGCGATCATGTGCCACGAGCCACCACCGCCAGAGCCGGTCATCTGGATCACCGACCCAGGGCCGTCACCGCACAGGATGAAGTTGTTCAGCCCGCGCAGGTTGATGCTCGGGATCTGCGACCCAGGCTTCTTTACGGTGTAGGGCAGGGGATCAGCAGGAACAAAGATGCCCCCACACGGGTCGCCGGCCGCTACCGCAGCAAGAAACGCCAACCGAGCAGCAGCAAACGCCGGAGCCCAGTCACCTGCAACCACGCTGCCGATGTAGTCGCGGACGTTGATCAGGTTGCTAGCACCAGTACCGCTACCGCCAGGTGCCGCCTCGAGGGCATCCAGGCGCGTGTCCATTGCAT